GTTCCAATCGCCGCTGTTACAATCGCCGCTGTTACAAAGTCCGGTGCAGCCCTTTCCCATGTTCACGATTTCAAGCACTTCAGCCCACGGGATTTCACGCACGATTTCCAGCTTGTCAGTGCAACATTTATCCCCATCTTCCGCAACCGTGCCATAAGCAACCACTTCCGCAACCTTATTTTCAGGATCGAAGCGGTAATAATTGAAGCAATCAGCCGCCTTTTTACAGAAGTGCATCCCTTCATTACAAACAGACGGTGTAACATCTTCTTCAAACCTTCCGGGACAACCGTACTGCTTGTTTTTACACGTCCAATCAGGATTGAGCACCTTGAACCCTTTAACAACTCCTATTTCACTCATTTTCTTTGTCCTCTCTTTCTGTTCAGCTCCGCCACCTGCCGTGCTCTGCGGTAGTTTTGCTGTTGCTCAATTGTGGCTCTTGCCTTCCAGGCAACATACTCGCCGTAGCTCATGCCGTGATCGGTGGCTTCTTTGGCGAGCCTTTCAAGGTCTGTCATTGCGTCCACCCCCGATCATATCCCTATACCATGCCTTCATTAGCCACCCCAGCCCGTACCAGACCGCAACAGCGACTATTGCAACGGGTAACATCTCGCCGCCAATGGCATTATAGCCACGCTCTGCGTATGCGAGAGCCGACAGCGGAGCATATACCGCTATGCCTGCGAACGCTGTCACCCATATTCGCAACAACTGCGCAACAACGTAGGCGATTATCTTAGCTATTTTCATATCGTCACCTCGATATTCAACTTATTCAGCCGTTCAATACCACGCTCAAGACGCTTGATGTCTATTCCCCAAACGTCATAAGCAACCTCTGTGTTGACGTACTGTGCGTTATAGTGCACTGTGCCTCGTTCGTGCATTGCTTCAAGTGCAAGCTGCTTAAGCCTGCCGATCCTGCCGTTTCCCATATCGCCGAAAATAGCCCTGATGTCCTTATTGCCTATCTCGGTGTGCTCGTAATAAAGACGTATCGCCGCCGATATATCTGCTACCTGCGGTACTCTTACTCTGTGCTTTGTCATGTTTAATTCCTCCTTTGCTTTATTCATGGTTCATTAAGCCACATGACAAATTACTCTTCTTCACCGTACACGATTTCTACATTCCGTGCGGCGAAATTTATCATTTTTGTTGCTACCGCCTTAGCGGATAAGCCTGTTGCTTTGGCTATGTCCTGCACCGTCTTGTATGCGGATTCCGAAACCATTACACGGTACTCTGTTCCGCTGTCGGCGATAAATCTCAGCTTGTCCAGCTTCCTCACCTCCTCCGGTTGTTGTGGCAGTTTCTTTTAGGAAACTGAATCGGCAAAAAAAATAGCGAATATCTTATCCTTAGATAAATCAAGGACTTCTGAAATCTTTGCTATTTCCGGCTGTTTAAACGATGTTTCGCCTTTCAAACGAGAATACAGCGTTTTTTTATCCAGCTTTATGCGTTCTGCAAGTTTGGGAACAGTTAATCCACACCTTGCGATTTCAGCATATAAATCATTAACATTCACCTTATCACTTCCTTTCTGTTTCCTTTAGGACACTTTGAGTATATCACAAAATATGTAACCTGTCAACCCCTTTAGGAAACTTTTTAGCCTAAATCGGAAAAAATAGTTGCATTTTTGAAACTCACATGATATAATAAAGAAAACCAAGCAAGGAGGTTATCTTATATGAATATAGGTGAACTTATAAATAAAAAACGTACTGAACTCGGTTTAACACTTGAGGAAGTTGGTAACGCCGTAGGTGTCAGCAAAAGCACTGTGAAAAAATGGGAAGATGGTTTTATTTCTAATATGAGAAGAGATAAAATTTCAAAACTTGCGAAAGTATTAGAGATGAACCCGGTTTCCCTTATAACAGGCGAAGAAATGTCAGCAAACGAAGATGAGATAGACGTTTCTAAGTATTCAAATATTAAACCTGTCAAGAAAATAAAACTCCCTATGCTCGGCAAAATTGCTTGCGGAGAACCGATATTCGCTGATGAGGAGCACGAAACATACGTCGAAGTAGACGAGAGCTATGGAGCGGACTTCTGTCTTACTGCTCAAGGGGATAGTATGATAAATGCGGGCATTGAAAACGGGGACACTGTTCTTATACGAGAAGCTCCTATCGTTGATAACGGAGAAATAGCGGCAGTTATAATAGACGATGAAGCTACATTAAAGCGTGTATACTATTACAAAGGCGAAAATAAACTTGTATTGCAAGCTGAAAATCCCCGATATTCACCTTTCGTATATCTAAATGAAGAACTTGAGACTATAAGGATAATCGGAAAAGCGGTCGCTGTTATTAAGCGGTTAAAATAACGAGGTGAAAATGGAACGCAATGAATTTAAGGAACGTATTTTAGTTGCTGAAAGTGCTATCGAAAATGCAAAAGAAGCCCTTATGTCAGGCAATGACCGCTTTTCTGTTACGCTATCGGCTATCGAGTTTGCAATAATGAATGTGAAGCCGTTATTAAAATACGAAAATGACGGAATACACACTATCACCCCTGCTCCATCGGAATGGATGAAATTTTTAAAACAAAAGCATTATGAAATCCAGGACCCTGATCATTTATATGATAATGTCAACTTTGCTCAAAGCGTAAGTTCGATTGATAATGAAGATAGTGAGTTAACCGAAGTCATTGAGAAATGCAAAACAAGCAACAACGCACACGATAAACTTGCTTTGGCTATCATATATAAAAATCTCGGAGAAAACCACAGCGAAGCCGCAGAATTATTAAAATCATACATAGACGGTAATTACATCAATCCTTTTTATACAAAAACGCAAATGCTTTTCATGCTTGCCGAATTATATAAAAACGGTGACAATCCTGCTAAGGCAATCAACACTTATACCAGACTTCTTAAAATTGCTCCTGATAATGTCTCAATATACATTGAACTGATTGAAACACTAAATGAAATAGGTAGATATGACCTTGCCGCAAAAGCCCTTACGGCAACTAAAAACACGACGTATTATAAGGAATCCGCACCTTTCAAATATATGATTGACAACATTATGACAAAGCATTGTCTGCTTTGTAAAACCGAAAAAGTGCGCAACGAGTTTTTAGTATGTGACAGCTGTAAATCAAAATTTGATTTATCGCAAGATGAAAGTGACTTTATCGAAGATTTCCTACAAAAAGCTTACACAAAGGTTGGTTCCAAAGAGCGATTGATTTATATGAGCAGCTCCTCCGAATGTGTCTTAGGCAACTGTAGACGATTTCTTAACAATTTCATTTTAAGTGTTTATAACAATTCACGTGAGCCGTTAGACGTTTTAGCCGTTGCTACTACATACGCACGTATGCATGCGGCAGAGCGTCCATTGGCTATAAAGTATTGGGAATTATTTTTAGAATCCCCTACAGATTTGCCACCGATAACTAACCGCATTGGTGCGGTGTTATATTCAAAGTGGCATCTCTACTCAACTTTTGCCAATATATACGATGCTGAGTACCAATTTGACAAAGCAATACAAATGCTTAAAAAGTGTATCGAAGTAGACGCAGGTACAAACTCAAGTGATTATATAAGAATCGGTGACGTTTATGTAAAAATTGATACAAAATCCGCAGAAGAATATTATCTAAAAACAATTGAAGATGAAAATGTAACCGAGGATGTCCGTAATAGATGTAAAGCCGCATTAGCCGATGTGCGTGAAAAAATACAAAGAGGCTATGTTTATAGGCCAAGGAAAGCAAAACAATAAAGAACCGCTAAGGTAGCATTTCACGACCTTAGCGATGGTCGCCCTTTGTATGAGGGTGTGGATTGAAATTTGCCTTGCTGAAAGTGATATTCAAGGTGGTAATGTCGCCCTCCTCTGAGGGCGTGGATTGAAATAAATAAATTAGGAGGTGTTAAAATGCCGATATACAAAACAAGCGTAAAAAAAGACGGTTTGCAACAATACAGAGTTCGCATAAACTATATTGACAGGACCGGTGTAGCACGTCAGCTTACCCGTATCACTTACGGAGCGGCAGAAGCAAAACAGCTTGAAGCCGAACTGATGAGTGCCTATTCAAAATCGAAAGAAGCACCTGTATCTTCTATGACTTTGGGAGAGCTGTACGCCGAATATTACATTACGAAAAAGGGCGAAGTCAGAGAAACATCGCTTGCAAAGATCAACGATAATATAAACGCCTCTGTAAAGCCGTATCTGTTTGATATTAAATTAAACAAACTCAACACAGCTCAGCTTCAGAAGTGGAAGAACATACTATCCGAAAAAGGATATAAGCTCAAAACATTACAGAATTATTACGGCGAACTCAGAGCTCTGCTGAATTATGCTGTAAAAATGGACTACCTGCCTAAAAATCCGCTTTTAGCTGTGGGCAATTTTAAGGAGGTGTATTTTGAGACACCGGAGGACAAGCTACATTACTACACAGCCGATCAGTATCTGAAATATATAAGCGTTGTCAAGAAAATGTGTGAAGAAAAAGACACAATTACCGAATGGGGGTACTATGTGTTTTTCTCCATTGCTTTCTACACCGGTGCACGCAAAGGTGAAATCAATGCGCTGAAATGGTCCGATATAACGGGTAATACACTTAATATCCGCCGCTCCATATCACAGAAAATAAAAGGCAAGATAACAGAAACCCCGCCTAAGAACAAATCGTCGTATCGTTCACTACAAATACCTCTGCCACTGTTGAAAATACTCGACGAGCACAAGAAACGTCAGCAAGCAGATAAAAACTTTACTGAAGATTATAGGGTTTGCGGCGGTATCAGTTACCTGCCCGACGCTTCGCTTGACACACACAATATAAGATACGCTGCGCTTGCTGAGCTTCCGCATATAAGAATACACGACTTCCGCCACCCGTATGTCAAGCCCACGACAAAAAATTTGCATCTTTTTTGAAGTTTTTTCGGGCAGCTGCAATAGCTGCCCGTAGCTGTTCCATACGGTATTCATGGCTCATGCTTCCTTTCCAGATTTCTCCGTTCCTAAAAAGTCCTGCGTAACATATTCTATCTCAATCCGATCCCCAGGAAAAACATATACCCTGTTGATAAGCCGGTCTATCAGCGATTGCGTCAGGACATCGGTGCTGCCTACTTCCTGAACAATTTCCCGCTGTTTCAGCCTCGCCTCATAATCACTCTGTATCTGTTTGGTCTGCGCTGTGATAGCGGCATGGACATTCTTGGCCTGTACCAGTTCCGCGTCATATACTGCTTTCTGTGACCGGTAGGTTTCCAGATCGATCTCGCCAAGCGCATACCGTTCATAAAGCTGCCGTTTGCTGTCCTGTATAGCCCGCAACTTATCTTCATGCTCGGCCTGTTGGACCGTCTGTAAATCCAGCTTATCTTTACTGCCGTCGATTCCCAACGCCGGACACATCTGCGCCCGGATCGTCTCAAAGACTACCTGCTCCAGATCAGCCATCTTTACCCGCACGCCATGACAGGGAAAACTTTCTGACACTTCGGAATGACGGCAATAAAACCATGCTCCATTTCTGAGTGACATAGCATGATCGCAGCATCCACAAAACACCTTTCCCCGAAGCAGATAGTCACGCCTTTTTTTATTGGGGAGGGAAAAACGCTTAGTAGAAGTATTGGCCTGCTCAAACAATTCCTTGCTGACAATCGCGGAATGATGGTCGGGGATTTTGAACCACTCGCTTTCATCTTTGAGCTTCATGCAGCGGCTGCCGATTTCCTGCACCTTGCGTTTGCCGATTATGTAGGTGCCGATATACCGCTGATCCTCCAGCATCCGCAGGACTGTTGAACTGCTCCATACGCCGTGTGTCCTTGACACATTATAATGGTCTTTTCCGTTATCCCTCCGATACTCTCCAGGCGTGGGAATATGGAGGGCGTACAACTTGCGGGTGATCTCTGCTGCGGTATTGCCTTCAGCCGCCCATTCAAATATCAGACGGACATTTCCCGCAACATTTTCGTCCGGCTCCATACGCCCGTCTGCGCTTTTGCGGTAGCCGTAAGGACAGATAACGCTCTGGTACTCGCCCCGGCGCATCTTCGCATATTTGGCGCTTTTTGTTTTCATGGACATATCACGGCTGTAGCACTCGCTGATAAGATACTTAAAGGCAACATCAATCCCTCCGGTATCTCCTTTGAAATTGACGGTGTCAAAATCGTCGCTGACAGAGATAAACCGGGTGTGATAGAGCGGAAACACCCGCTCGATGAAATAACCGGTCTCAATGCTGTTGCGTCCAAACCGGGATAGGTCTTTGACAATGATACAGTCGATACTTCCTGCCTGCACCATCGTCAAAAGCTCCTGCACTGCGGGACGTTCAAAATTCGTACCCGTATGGCCATTATCGACAAACTCCAAAACCTCGCCATTATCCCATTCCGGCAGCGACATGGCTTTTTCCCGCAGGATAAGGCGCTGGTTCGGAATACTCAATCTTTCTGTCTTAATATCCTCCACGGATAACCGAATATAAAGGGCAATTACATATTTGCGCATGACTCCACTTCCTTTCCCTGAAATTCACTCTTAAAGCGGAAGGTCACATGAATATCCCGTTTGTGGTCTATCTCGATCCGCTCAATCAGCCGGTCAATCAGTTCTGCCGTAAGCAGGTGATCCTTTGCCAGTGACTTTGCATCCTTTTCCATAGTCCGGTAGCGTACAAACTGTTCGTCGAGAGCATCCATATCCCTTTCAAGCTCGGTGATCTCACCGGACAGTGTATTGATGGATTCCTCATAATCCGCTTTCAGTTCAAAGTATTCCTCGCTTGTCAAAACACCCTGTACAAAGTTCTCATATAGGCCGCGGATCAACCGGCGTTTCTTTTCAATTTCCTGCCGTTTGGATGACATCTGGCCCCTGAGTTTATCCTTTTCCTGTTTTTGCCTTGCCTCCAACTGAAAGAGGGGGAGAGACATTCCCAGGGCAACCGTCAGCTCTTTCTCCAAAACAGATGTGACCGTAGCGATCAGCTCCGTTTCCTGTATCATCACACCCTTGCAGCTATCTTTTTCTACCCGGCTGTTGGTAAGGCAATGAAACCAGTAAATATCCGGCCCTTTTTTGCGCTCCGCCCGCTGCCGGTGGAGACTCCTGCCGCAATCCGCACAGAATACCTTTCCCTTAAAGATATTGGGGGTATATGGTTTTTTTGGCACAGCCTTGCTTTGCTCGCAGACCTGTTTCCGATAGTCCTGTACCGCCTCAAAAACCGCATGGCTGATAATAGGCTCATGGGTATGCCTTGCAACGATCAGATTATCGTCTCCGGCCTGTACCTGCTGGTGGTCTACAATTTTGGTCTTGCCCTGTACCAGATCACCGGTATAAACCTCACTTTCCAGTATCTTCATTACAGTACGGGTCTGCCATTTCCCGCTCCCGATCAGCCCAGGGCTGGTAATTTCACCGGTAGTCTTTTTATAATGGCTTGGGGCAGGAATCCCCATTTCATTCAGATTACGCACAATACGGTTTAACGCTACACGCTCATAAGCCCACTGGAAAATCTGCTGCACAACAGGAGCGGCGGCCTCGTCAATCAGCAGTTTATGACAGTTCTCCGGGTCTTTCCGGTAGCCGTATGGAGCCCGTGCGCCAATATAGTCACCGTCTTTCATGGCCTGCCTTGCCTGGGCCTTGATCTTCCGGCCAATATCCAGCGAATAGGCTTCATTTATCATGTTTTTCAGCGGAAGCATAATGCCTCCGTGAAGATTGCCGGGGTCTGCCGTATCAAACTGATCTGTAACCGCAATAAAACGGACATTGTGCGTGTAGAAATACTGTTCGATATAATAGCCGGTATCAATGGAATTACGCCCCAGGCGGGATAGGTCCTTAACAATCACACAGTTGATATAGCCTGCCTCAATATCCGAAAGCATCTGTTGAAAGCCCGGACGATGGAAATTCGTGCCCGTCATGCCGTTGTCGATATAGGTATCATAGACGACAAAATCCGGTTTATCAGCAAGAAAATCATTCAGGACCAGCTTTTGGTTTTCCACCGAACATCCCCGTTTCTTGTTATCCTCCACGGAAAGCCGGATATACAGTGCTACATGAACATATAAAGATGGTACTGGCTCAGCCGTGATTACTGTTTCTTTTCTGCTCTTTCTTGCCATTTAACCCACCTTCCTTTCCGCGGCCTGTTCTACGATCTGCTCTGCCAGGGCAACCGCTTTTTTGTATTCGTCCTGATAATTAAATTCAATATGCAGCTCGTCCTTGCTAATCACGCGAATACTGCGGATAAGCTGCATGACTGCGCGGCGGTCAATTTCCTCCATCGTGGAAAACTGCATGAAGTGATTGATCCAGCGGTTCCGCTCGCTGCGGTTTTCCAATACATCTGTCAGCCGTTCCTCCCATTCCGCAACTGCCTTTTGCAGCAATTCAATGTCCGCATTGTATTTCCGCTTGTAGGATAGATATTCTTCTTTGGTAAGAATCCCGCTCACCAGATTTTCATAGAGCTTCGTCTTGAAACCCTCAATCTGTGCCAACTGTTTTTCATTGGCTCTGATCTGTCCGGCGTATTCCTGGGCCAGTTCCCGGTTGATCCGTTCCTGACTGATACTGGACAACAGCGAATCCAGAGAAGCCACATTTTCAATATGGCCCTTTAAGCTGTCCTGCACACACTCGATCAAGTCGTCCTCTTTCAGCATCACAGAGGAAGCGCAGCCATTCTTTTTGCCCGTAGGGCAATAGTAGTAGTGGTATTCCTTGTCTTTGTAGCGGTTTGTCTTACGGGTCATGCGGCAGCCGCAGCATCCACAAATCAAAATACCGGAGAACAGATATACCTTATCCGATTTAGGAGAGGTCCGGGTGTCAATCCGGCGAAGTCGCTGAATCAGGTCAAAATCGTGTTTCTGGATAATCGCCTCATGGGTGCCCTCTACACGAATCCACTCGGATGAAGGCTTATCCTCACGCTCCTTCAATTTGAAGTGGGGCGTTGTCTGTTTTCCCTGCACCAGTGTCCCGGTATAGGTTTCGTCCTTCAAAATGCGGATGATGGTAGTGGCAGACCATTTACAATCCTTACGGTCCGTATAGCCGCCTTTGGCATGGGGCATCCCGTGATTCCTCTTATAAGCCAGCGGAGAGAGAATACCCATGCGGTTCAGTTCATCAGCAATATGGGAAGCACTGAATCCTTCCAGACGCTTTCTGAAAATATCCCGTACCACACCCGCTGCATACTCGTCAACTTCCAAACTCTTATGCTTGTCGCCAGTTTTTACATAACCGTAAATAGTAAAAGCTCCAACAAAATCACCGCTGCGTCGTTTCACATCCAGGGCACTCCGGGTCTTTACGGAAATATCCCGGCAGTATGCCTCGTTCATAATGTTTTTTACCGATACGGTGAGATCATCTGCAGCGTCATTTTCCGTGTCTACATTGTCATTGATGGCGATAAAACGGACGCCGTAGGCCGGAAATACCCGACGCATATAACGGCCCGTCTCTATGTACTCACGCCCCAGGCGGGAAAGGTCTTTTACAATGACACAGTTAGCCTCGCCCTGTTCGATCATCCGCATCATTTCCTGAAATGCTGGACGGTCAAAGAGGACACCGCTGTAACCGTCGTCAATCTTTTCTGCCACAACCTCAATCTCCGGGTGCCGGGCAATGAAATCATCAATGAGCCGCCGCTGATTGGCAACGCTGTCACTTTCCACCGACTTGTCATCCGTATAGGAAAGACGGATATACTTAATAGCTTTATAAACCTGCATAAAAAAACACTCCTTTCGTTGCGCAGAAAAATCCCCGCAATTCAAGAAGTGTGGTTATGCCGTATTCAATTCCTTTTCCGACTCTTATTGTACCACGCTCTTACGGGAAAGTCAGCCCTTTTCTGGAAGAAATTTTGCTTCACCGTAAAATACCCTTGATACATTCCTCCAGGGTGGCGCCGCCAGGGGCAAAGCTGGCCCGGACGGTAAAACGTCCGCACTTAAAACGGTAAGGGTTTTTGATCTGGCGCACAAATTCAGTGATTCGTTCCTCGCGGGGAAGCTCCTTATCCACGGTGACATCCCGAATGTCTACCAACGAACCGCTTCCGCCAGCAGTAATATTCTCCATAATACCAACTCCTTCCTGAAATTACTGGTCTATCAAAACCACATGAATAAGCCGGACCCGCCCTATAAATAGAAACAGGTCCGGCCCATTGTATCTGATTTCGATTTTGCTTGCCGTATTTGCCACGCCCCCCGGCAGCTCTGTCTACACAAAGCGGGGTTGCCATAGGCTGCGGCCAGCTTTACCGCATCATAGCCCCGCAGATGCCGCCGCTTTGCCAGAGCAAGCGCACACCGCAGGGACTTCCCTTCAAGTCCGTGAGAGATTGTGAAAAAGTACCATTATGATCTGCGCCGTCGTCGCGCCCGGCCTGCCACAGCCGGGTCAATGGATTGCGTGGATCGCTCGGACAGCCGGATTCATCACCTCCCTGGCTGCCTGTCTTTGCGCCGCTCCATTTGCCGCTCGGAACACAGAATGACGTACCCATAGCAACGTATATTCGGTTGTCAAAGTGCAACGAGGGCACGGCCATTATGACATTTTATAGTTGGGGTGGACCAGAGCATGTGCTGTATGGCCGCACCCATTGGACTTGTCTGCCGAATATGTCCCTCTATTATTCATTTCATTTTCGGGGGCAAAGTTGCCGTCTGTCAGGAAAGTTCTTTCAAAAACTTTTCCAAACTTCGCAGGCCGGCATTGATAGAGCGAGTAATTCGGCTCTTATGGGTGCCCTCCGCTTTTGCAATATCCGATTTGCTCATGCCAAGAAAATAGTGCGCATAAATCCGATTCCGCTGTTTCTCCGGCAAAGAGGCAAGTGCCTGATACAGCCTGGCATTTTCTTCTTTCCGTTCCAAAATATCCGCAGGTGTCAGGACAATTACCAGAGCGTCACGCTCGACATTGGCATCATAGTCCAGCGAAAAATATGCTTTGTGCCGGTATGTACGCAAAATATAAGCCGCCTCATTCAGCGTATACTCATGGAGCAAATCAGCCACTTCGTCCGGCACTTCCACAATGGTATCAGTTGTATAAAACGGGTAATAATCCCGCAGATTGATCTTTTTCAT